GCACCCGAGGCAAGGGAATGTTGGCTGGCGACCTCGCTCAGACCATCCAGGGTTCCGCCTACCCCGACCGATATGAGGAGCGCCGACCCGAAGCAACGGCCCTCCTTCGGGCCTTCCGTTCGGCAGGTAGCGGAAGCCCCGAGGCCAAGGCAAGACTTGAAGAAGCACAGCGTCGAGCCGAAGGTGTGGCTAAGAAGGCTGGCGACCTAGGGCTTTCAACCGAAGGGCTTGTCACCCCCAAAGAGGCAAAGAATCTTGGCATCAAGCCGCCCGACGAAAGTGGCGCACCGCCCAAGATTGTAAAGGCGTTCAAGGGCATGATCGCTGCCGCCAAAGACCTAGAGGCGCGGCAGCTTCCCTATGTCTATGGAGGGGGCCACGGCACCCAGCGCGTGGGCGATCCAAGCCAATACTCCGGACTCGATTGTTCTTCGACTGTTAGCCACATTCTTCAGCAGGGCGGCGTAGATATGCCAACCATTGTGTCGGGTGACTTCGGTTCCTACACCAAGCCCGGACCCGGCGCGGTGACGATTCTCTACAACCCCAGCCATGTTCTGATGAAGATTGGGGACAAGTATTTCGGAACCTCTGGCACCAACCCTGGCGGCGGTCCCGGCTGGCTTGACAAGTCCCTTGGCGATTCAGAAATGGCATCGGGCAAATACAACATCGGCCATGTTCCCGGCCTTGGCCCCAAGATCGCCAAGCAGATGAACCTTGACCCGGACAGCTACCGGGTATTTCCGGGCATGAGTGTTAGCGGCAATACGGCCACGGTCACTTCGGGCGGAACCGTCAGCTACACCCCGACCTTCTCCAACAGCCCGATCATTGCCGGTGACGGACCCACGGGGCGCAAGACCCGTCAGCAGCGGATTATCGGCCAACTAAGAGAGCTTGGCTATCGAGTAACCCCAGGCGGTATTACCAAGCCCGAGGAGAAATCCAGCCAGCCCGAGGAAACCCTGTCTCAGATGCGGGAGCGTTACGGGATCAAGTGAGCCAGCTAAAGGTTTCCGCTGATCCTTCACTTCTTGACGATCCCGAGGTAAAGCAGCTTCTAGCCGAGGCCGACGAACTCCTCACGGCCAACCCCCTTCAGGGCTACCTCCCCCACGAAAAGCAGCGCCCCTTCCATGAGTTTCGCGGCAGGACAAAGGTGTTCCTGGGCGGCAACCGTTCCGGCAAGACCACGGGCGGCATCTGTGACGACCTGATTCAAGCCATAGACCCCGATGCGGTTCCCGAACACCTAAGGCAATACAAGAAGTGGCAGCCCCCTTTCAAGGCCAGGATTGTCACCCCCGACTTCACCCGGACCATGATCGCCGTTCAGGAGGCAATCCGTAGATGGTGTCCCAAGAATCAGCTTGCCGGGGGATCGTGGGACAAGGCTTACGAGAAGTCGCAGCGCATCCTTCGCTTTGCCAATGGCTCGTTCTTCGAGTTCATGACCTACGAGCAGGACATTGACAAGTTCGGTGGCTCTGCTCGGCACCGCATCCACTACGACGAGGAGCCGCCCGGAGAGAAGGGCGAGCTGGTTCGGCAGGAATGTACGATGCGACTTGCCGACTACAACGGGGACGAGCTTTTCACCTTCACCCCGCTTCTCGGCCTGACTTGGACTTTCGATGAACTTTGGGAGAACAAGGGTCCAGAGGTAGCCCCCGATGTGTGGCAGGACGAGGGGCTATGCGTTGTCCGTGTCGATATGGACGACAACCCCAATCTGTCGGAGGAGGGCAAGTTGGCAGCCCTCGCAGCGATCCCCGAGGAGTATCGGGCGGCGCGTAAGGAAGGCAACTTCGTTCACTTCCAGGGGCTTGTGTACTCCGAGTGGGATTCGGTTCGCCATGTGTGCGACCCCGTGGACAAGGCCCACCTTCAGGGGCAAACCTTCCAGACCGTCATTGACCCCGGCATCCACAAGACGGCGGTGCTGTTTGGAGCCTTCGACAAGGACAACCACCTTCTCATTTACGACGAGCTTCTCTTACAGGGCCACACCCCCGAGCGCACCGTGGGGGCAATACGCGCCAAGGAACGCTTTTGGGGAATACGGGATGCCTTCTACCTGATTGACCCGGCAGCCCGGAACCGATCCCTCACCGATGCCGAGCGGGTCGAGTCGAGCTTCCAGAAGGCGGGACTCCCTGTGGTCCCGGCACAAAACGATGTGGAGACAGGAATCTTTGAGGTAAAGCGGCGGTTGGAAAAGGGCCTACTAACAGTCGCCCGTAACTGCCAGAACCTTCTTTGGGAGCGGGAAAGATACCGCCTTGCTCCTTCCACGGACGGCAAGTTTCAGGTGGTCAAGCGAAACGACCACGCGATGGATTGCCTTCGCTACCTGAGCATGAGCCGCCCCCTGATCCACCCGGAGATCAAGGAACGACCTAAGCGATGGGTGCCGGGAACGGCTCCACCCGCTGACTACCAACCACTAGAGGAGGGCGTAGCCCCGATGGGAGTAATGAGTTGAGACTGGTTCAGAAGGCAGCCCTTTACCCGCAGCGATGCGCAGCAAGCAACCGGACAGATGGCCCGTTCGTGGACTTCGCCGCCTTGGTTCCCGCAGGCCGCGACAGCCGCCTTTACCTCAGGACGAAGGTAATCGAGCAGGCCGGGAAGATCGTCGGCATGGTCCCTAAGGCCGAACACGACGAGCTGAAGGCACAGATCGAGGCCCTGGTTGAGCAGGTTCACGACTACGACGAAAAGATCGAAAAGTTTGAGGCGCTGATTGAGGGGTTTTCCTGATGGAGACTGTCGGCATAGTCCTCATCCTCGCCGGGGTCATGATCGCCCGTGAGTGGAAGATGGCCCAAGAAAGACAGGATTGGTCGGCAGAGCGGCAGATGCTCCTTCAGAGAATCCAAGCTCCCGAGCAGGCCGTTGTGGATCACTCCACGGGCCAGGGTGAACTCACCCTCCACATCCCCTTTGACGACGACGAGGAAACCTTCCTCGCAAGAGAGCAGATGAATGGCAGAAACTAGCCTTATTGACAAGCTGACCGGGCCATCGGCCCCCGAGAAGTCCGTCATGGACCGGATCAGGCGATCCCGGCAGCAGGCAGACGACCTCACGCCCGAGTGGAAGGAGGCGTTGGAGTTTGCCCGTGGCAATCACTACGCCTACATCAACTCCCGTAACAAGCTCACCCACCAAGCCACGAAGGAATCGTGGGACGGCAAGGGCAAGCCCAAGTGGAGGGTCCGTCAGTCCCGCAACCTCATCTTCGCAATCCTCGACGGCAAGATCAGCGCCGCCACTCAGCGCGTCCCCGGCTACGAGGTGGTCCCGTCCACCACGGACTCAGAGGACATATCCGGGGCCAAGCTCGCGGAGAAGATCGCGCTCGCAGGCTACGAGTCTTGGAGCCTTCGCAGGGCCACCGAAACCGCCGTCTATTACGCGCTCGCTTGCGGTGAAGCCTTTGCCTTTCCCTATTGGGATTCCGGTGTCGGTCCATTCGTGGAAACCGATCAGGGCATCGTGGGGATTGGCGATGTAAGAGTCAAGGTCTATGGCGCTCCCGAAGTTTCGTGGGAGCCTGGGTGTCAGTTCGATGATTCGCCTTTCTATGTGATTCAACACGCCCGTCCGATTGACTCCGTGAAGAACGAGGCCGGGTTCCTGGGTGTCAAGCTCACCCCCGATGCCGAGCTGGATTGGCGCGGGGAAAAGACCGAGCCTTCGCAGATGGTTCTCGTCACCGACTACTTGGAGCGCCCGACCCCTGAGCATCCGAACGGACGATGGCTGACGGTTGCGAACGGCAAGCTCGTATTCCCCGAGGGCCACTACCCGCTGAAGGACTCGCAGGGAAACACCGTAGATGCCCCGTGTATCCACCGCCTGTCCTACATGATCTCCCCGGACTCTGACCGCGATCAGGGCCTAGTAAGACAGCTCATCGAGCCGATGCGAACCTTCAACGACGCGCTCAACAAGGTTTCCGAGTGGAAGAATGTCGCCCTCTCACCGCAGATTCTAGCCCCGGTGGGATCGCTAGATAGCCGCACCCGGCCCTCTGATGAGCCGGGGAGCGTGGTCTATTACAACCCCATTGTCGGCCATGAGCCGAAGTGGAGGCCAGTCCCGCCGATACCTTCCGAGTTGTTCGCCCTTGCCGACCGCATGGAGCGGCTGATGGGCTTCATTTCCTCCGACAATCAGGTTCCCTCTCAGGTCGAGTCGGGCAAGGGGATTCAGGCGCTCTTGGAGCGTGACCGCCTTGCCTGGGGCAACTTCATCGTGAAGCTCGCTGACTGGCACTCTGCCGTTATGCGGGATTGCCTGACCCTCGTTCAGCGCCACTACACCGAGCCTCGCATCATCCAGTTCCGGGGCAGGACGGGTTGGGAATCCATTCAGGACTTCATGGGGATAAACCTCCGCAACCAGACCGATGTAAGAGTGGCCCCCGGTTCCCTTGAACCCCGCACCAGGCAGGCGGTCGAGCAGCGCGTTATGAACTACGCACAGCTCGGTTGGGTAAGCCCCGAGGCAGCGATGGCAGCCATTGACGGCGGCACCGCCGAGAAGCTGGTTGAGTCCTACGAACTTGACATAGCCCGAGCCAACCTGATTATCAGCAAGCTCAGGTCCGGTGAGTTCCTAAACGAGCCACCCCGCCCGGTGTTCCCCGGCGAGGAAGCGATGGACCCCGATACCGGGATGCCGCTGACTCAGGTTCCGGGCTGGATGCCCCGCGAAATGGTGGACAATGTGGCCGTCCACAAAGCCGTTTTCTCCGATTGGTTCAAGACGGACGGATGGGACAACCTCGCACCGGAATACAAGGAAGCCTCCCTCCTTTACTTCTCTGCCCTGATCGAGATTGAGACTCGACAGGCCGAGAGGGCCAAACAACTTCAGGCGGAAGAAGCCATGAGCCAGGGCATGATGAACGCGGCAAAGCCCGATATGGGAACGCCGCAGTCCTCGCTCCCCGCCATCCCATCTTAGCCGGACACCGCTCACCAAGAGCGCCCGGATAAGCACAGAAACCAGCGGATACGCCACTTGTGGCCCCGCACACATGAAAGGCAGAAATGCCAGATGAAGCCACGCCCGTAGAGGGCGAAGTCCCGGCCCCTCAGACCGAGGAGACACCCGGACCCGTAAGCGGCCCCGAAGATAACGGGATACCCGCGAACAGTCCCGAGATTGACTACGAGCAGAGGTATTCAGACCTCCGTTCGGAGTTCGACCGTCGCAATCAGCAGTACTCCGAAGCCGAGAGGCTTCAGGTCGCACTCTCGGGACAGGCTGGACCCGACGCTCAGGCCCAGGCTCTAAGAGCCTTTGGCATTGAGCTGGAGGACGAAGAAGCCGACCAGTTCAACGAGCTGGACGAGTTCGACCCCGACGCTCGCATAGATCGCTTGGAGGCCATGCTGGAAGAACAGCAGGCAGCCGCCGAGCAGGAAGCGTATGTCGAGGCCGAAACTGAGTTCCTGACAGAAGGAATCGAGTCTTTGGAGCAGTCCGAAGGCCGCGAGTTCTCCGACCAGGAAATCGCCATCCTCGCCTCCGTAGCAAGGGCGAACCCCAACGAAAACGGGGTGCCTGACCTTCAGGTTGCTCACGCACACCTCTCTGAGCTTCTTCAGGATCGGCAGAGCGCGTGGGTTGAATCCAAGAAGGCGGCTCGTCGCCCAGGGTCCGGTATCGCCGCTGAGAGAGCGGCTGACCTCGACAACGACGAGGCCCGAGTTCAGTTCATAGCCGACCGCATCGCGGCGGCTGACGCTGACTAGGGCTTCACTCCCAAGAAAGGAGTCATCTTATGGCCGCTGATTACAGCGTGTACGAAGATGTACTCAAGGAGGTCTGGACCCAGGACAGGCTCGAAAAGCAGTTCTACGACCAGAACCTCCTCCTCGACACCATCGAGAAAACCAGCAAGTACAAGGTCGGCAAGGTCGCCAAGGTTCCGGTTCACCTGGACCGTTCCGGTGGCTACACCATCGTCCCTGAGGCTGGTTCCTCGTCCCTCAACCCGGCTGACAACCAGAAGGTCGGCGTTGCGGAGTTCAAGCACACCCGGCACTGGTTCCAGGTTCAGATCGACACTAACGCGATTACCTCGTCAGAGGGACCGCTTGCTGTCGCATCTGCGATGGATTCCGAAGTCACGGGCGCGATTGAGAACACGCGGCATCAGGTCGCAGCTCAGGCGTTCGGTGACGGGACCGGGTTCCTCGCCAAGTGCGGGACCAGCACGACCACCACGACCATCACCCTCGCCTCTGGCGACACTTGGGCGCTGGACCGTGGCTACCTGTACCCCGGCCTGACCGTGGACATTGGCACGACCTCCAACCCGACCGTAGTTGCGTCGGCGCGGCAGATCACCGCCATTGACACGGCCAACAACACCATCACGATCAGCGGAGCGAATGTCACCACTTCGTCCTCGCACTTCGTGAGCATCGCCGGTTCCCGTAGCGGTTCCACCTTCTACGGGATGAACGGCCTCAACAACATCATCGGAACGGGTGCCTTCGGTGGCCTGACCGACGAGCGTTGGAAGTCGTTTGCCATCGACTCCCCGGCATCCGCCGAGGATCTCTCTCTGGAAAAGCTGCTGGATATCCAGCGCAAGATTTTCCAGCAGAGGGGCGGTCGTCCCGACTGGAACCTGACCTCGCCGCTTCAGCAGCAGCTCTTTTACCTGCTGCTTCAGTCGCAGGCTCGGTTCTCGGGTGACACCGGCATCGGTGCCGGAAACGACACCGGGGCAACCTGGTCGGGTATGCGGATTGACGCACAGCCCGATTGCCCGGACGATGAGTGGTTCATGCTGACCAAGAAGCACCTGTTCATGGTCAGGACGGACAAGCCCTACTGGGTCACTCAGAAGTACGGCGGTTCCATTCTCGAATGGAAGCAGGGAACCACCAACCTGGTTGGCGCGTTGGAGTACTACGCCCAGCTCGCAACCAACAGGCGTTCGGCCCACGGCAAGCTCACCAACCTGAGCCTGACCCCACCGGCAGCCTAACCCCGAATGGATCACCCTCCCTCGCCTTAGGGCGGGGGAGGGGGTTCACTCTTAGGAGGACAAGTGCTAAAGACTTCATCGGGCCTCATCGTGCCGCTAAATGCGATGCGGGAGGAGGCCGTAGAGCAGGGACCGCCTTACTCCCCGCTCGTCAAACAGATCAACGCAGAACTCAAAGGCTTGGACTCGCATCTGGAACTCGTCTGGATCGGCCCCAAGGCCGCAGAGGGAGCCATCCCCGGAATCGTTCCGGGTAGGTGGCATATCCGCCGCACTCCCCCCGGCCTCATTCATTCCTACTGGCCCATCATGGGGCCGGACAAGGAGTATGTCGAGCCGTCCATGAAGATCATCGAGGATATGAAGGAGGCCGACCTTTGGCGGGAGGGGGCGCTTCAGGAACTCAGGGAGAGGCAAGTAAGGGAGGCAGAAAAGGGCAAGAAGGAAGCGGAGCTGAAGCGGGAGCAGAACATAGATGTTGCGGCTATGGACATTCGCGCCGGTCGGCGGGTGTTCGGTGACGGAGGGCTGAAGAAGAAAAGGATGTTTCGTAAGTGACCTTCCAAGAGATACGCGCCGAGGTCGAGGATCGCGGCTACCAATACATTCCGCAGGCCCGACTCGACAAGTGGATCAAGCAGGCGTATGAGTATGTCTGCGCCCAGGAGCCGTGGCCGTTTCTGGAAACCGAAACCACGGGTGCCGCGCCGCTTACGATCAGCAACCTTTCGCAAGTCCTGTGGATTGGCTACGAGGATGTGACCCTCCGGGGGACCGACCTAAGAGACATTCGGGACCGCGACCCCGACCTTGACGACACGGGCGATCCGACCCATTGGTATCTCGACGGCAACACGATCAAGACCTGGCCGACGAGCGACAAGACCCTGTATGTCCGGTTCATCCAGAAGCCCCCGACCTATACCGATGTGGACGAGCCGCTGATTCCGAGCGCCTACCAAGAGGTAATCATCGACGGTGCGGTGATGCGGGGCCTGAAGGACAACGACGAATACGACACCGCTCAGGCGCTTCAGGTATCCATCGAGCGCGACATTCAGGCCATGAGGGACGCGCTGATGGTCAGGAACTACCAGAACCCGCAGACCCTCGTTCAGTCCGGCATCTTCGAGGATTACATCGCCTGATGGCCTACCAGTCCTTCCCGTATCAGGGGTTCGGTAGGGGGCTGAATCTAAGAGACAAGCCCGATGCCGTGGACCCGGCAGAGGCCATAGACGCGATGAATGTTGGCTTTTCCGAGCGCGGGGCCATCGTGACCCGTGGCGGGTTCGTGGAAAGGCTCAACGCGACGATCCTGGGCCTTGGATCGTTTAGCACTACCGCAGGGTCCAAGCGCATCCTTACGACCGTTAGCAGCCAGCTCAGGGGCTACGACACAAGCGGCGGCACCCAAGGGGCATCGGGAAGCCTGACGACCCCCACCGTTCCCTTCTCTTTCGCCCGTTACGGCACCCCAAACTCTGAGCGGCTCTACGCCTCCAACGGAACCGATGTGCGCTACTACAACGGCAGCGCCTTCACGGACCCCAACTCCTCCTCAATCGTCGTTCCCAAGGGCCGCTACCTCGCCGTCCAGTCCACGGATAACCGCCTTGTCTCCACCGGTTTTCTTGGAACCACGGACGGTCCCGCAGCGGCCACCACCAGCCCGTCCCATGTTTGGTTTTCGGACCCTGGCGACCCGGCGACTTGGAACGCGCTTGATTATGTCCAGCTAACCCCCGGCGACGGGGAGAAAATCCAAGGAGCGGTCGGATGGCGCGAACTCGTTTTCGTATTCAAGGAGAGCAAGTTCTTCGTTTTCTACGGCAACTCTCAGAACGCCGCAGGCGACCCAATCTTCAACTACCGCCCTGTGGAGGGCGGCGTGGGGCTTGCCTCTCCGTTCGGTATTGCCACCACACGAAACGGTGTCTACTTCGTAGGCCCTGACGGGCTTTACCGGACCACCGGCTCGTCTGCCGAGAAGGTGTCCGATGCCGTGGAGCCGCTTTGGACCGGCAATACCTCTGGCTACTACACGGGCGGCACGATCAGCGACATAACCTCTTGCCGCCTTACCGCCGTGGACGACACGATCTACATGGCCTTTACCTCCACGGAAGGGCAGCGGGTCTTAGTCCACGACACGGATACCGGCTGGTTTTCGCTTTATGACCTCCCCGCCAAGTGGGTCCACGGCTTCAACGGACAGCTCTGGTTTGGAGATACGAAACTCAACCTCCACCGCCGCACCGACCCCGACGACAACGGCACCGTGATTGCGGCCAAGTGGCGCTCTGGGTGGCTTGACTTCAATAGTCCCGACATAAAGGTAGTCCGGGCATCAAAGTTTTGGGGCGCGGGGGAAACCTTTATTGGTATTTC